AGACAAGAAATATGCATTCAAATGGGACAATTTGGTCTGGACAGCGTGATTTGCGACCGGACAAGTCTGGACAAAGGAGTGGACAAAAATGTCCAGAATAAAATCAAACACTTACGGTAAACGTGGACAAAGAGCGGACAAAAGTGTCCAGACTGGACGGACAGGACACACTCTAATGTCCTGTCCACCTGTCCGAATGTCCAGTGAGGCGAGTGATGTGGTGTCGGCTTTGGACATGGTTGCCCATGAGATGGAGATGAAATGGGGTGTCTCAAGATTGGATAAACTTGTAGATGCAGAGTTGGGGTCTCGCTTCAATCAACAACTGGAAAGACTGAACCGTGCGCTTGCGGCTGAAGATAGCCCGTCCATCATCAAGCATGGGAATGGAATGAAGAAAGCATGGCAAGTCCTTGATGCTGAGGCAGAGAAGATAGGGGCAAGCCATGTCGGTCAGGAGTTCTGGGAGATGAGGCATCCAGAAAAGCCTGACATCACCGTCCGTCTGGTCAGGACGGCTGCCGAAATGCCAACCAAAAACAAGGATGATGATGTGGCCTATCTGTGTGCAGAAGAAATCATCGCCTTTGTGCCAGGAACAGTGCTGGAGATTAAGAAAGTGTTTGCTGGAGCAAAGGTCACAGACATGAAACCAACGGAGACAATGCCAGATGACCCAATCCCCTTTTGATGACAAGCCTGACATCCGCAAATACAGCGTAATGCCAGCCAGAGCCATCCAAGATGACGGACTGCACTGGACAAGCCTTAGAGTGCTAGGAGCGTTGTGTCTTCACACCAATGCCTATGGGATTTGCTGGCCATCACGGGTCACTATCGCACGGCATATCAGCCGTTCAACTAAGACTGTCAGCGTTCATGTCAAGCGGCTGATTGATAAAGGATATGTCCGCAAACTACAGCCAAAAGCCTATCCATTTAAAGGAAAGAGTAACTGGAGAACCAACCGCTATCAGGTCATGTTTGATGGCGCACAGACCGAACTGCCAAGCAGAGAGCAGTTCTACGCACCACGGCCAAAAGTGGCGATTGATGACCCGACAGAGGAAGCAGTGGCCGTCATCAATAAAGAAAGGGGGTCTGGGGGTGAGAATGTGGCGTTTTCCAGTCTTTCACAAGCGTTCTGTTTGGGCGTTGAAAGAGTGTCTGGCAGCCATCGTGTGACCGCTCCTCAAGATGATACGGCCAAAGTTCTGGCCATGCGTGGCGTGACGGCAGAGCAGGTCATCGAGGCAACCTCAAGCATGACAAAGGCTAGGCTCAAGCGTGGCCAAACTCCACCCATGACATTGGAACAGGTGGCGCAATGGGCTGGACTATGAGGCGGCAGAAATACAATGGCCAAACGTTGGCATGGCTGTTAGCATACATGGGCTACAATCTGCGTAAGTCCTTGATTTGCCACAATATCGACCCCACGCCCCCCACCGTCAGCTATATGCACGGGGGGTTTGCTCAAAATTTTGGAGATTTTACACATGACCATTGACCGATACTCAGAGGCCATCGAGAGCGTGGCTGACATCTTGAAGGCCAGGAACAAAAACTATGGCGCACCCTACTCCAACCATGTGGACATTGCTCAGATTTGGTCTGTTCTCCTGGGCAAGGACATCGGCCCTGAGCAGGTGGCGATGTGCATGGTGGCAGTCAAGTTGAGCCGGCTTATTCATGAGCCAACCCATGATGACAGTTGGGCAGACATCATTGGCTATGGCGGCATTGGTCGGGGCATTGCGGATATTGAGAAGGATGTGGCTCATGCGGTCAAAGAAACCAAACGCAGCTGACATGACGGTCAAGGAGTTTGAGGCTGAGTTGGAGCGCATCCGCAACAGGGCTTTGCAGATTTACGCCAACAGGCCCGTTCAGAGCAACCGTTCATATTTGAATCAAAAGAGGGGAAAGCCTATTGGCCGAATCAGATGACAAGAAGCTAACCACCCGACAGGCCAGACAGGCTTTGGTTTTTGGGTCAGATGATGAGCGTGAGGGTGTGAAACAGGAGTTGGCCACGATTGCGTCATCTGACATTGCGGATGTGATGTCGTGGGATGAGCAAGGCCGTGTGTCTCTGAGAGAGACGGCTGACATTCCTATCCATGCAAGAAAGGCGATTAAGAAGGTGAAGGTCACGCCAACAAAGATGGGCAATGCGATTGAGGTTGAGATGCACGACAAGGTGTCTGCGTTGAGGATGTTGGCCAAACATCATGGCTTGCTTGAGCCAGGAGCAGAGAAGACGAACCGTCCTTCTGTTTTGGGGATAAACCTGCATGGGCCTGTGGTTGCTGAGTATGAGGAGAAAGAAGATGGCACGGACAAAGAGGGCGAGTGACAGGTCATCAAGGCGCAAGGTTGATGCGGATGGTGCGTTTGGTGGTTTGGATTTGGACTTCAGCACCAGCCCGACAGTGTGGAAGTTCTTGGGTGATGATGCGTTTTTCCGTGGTTTGTTAGGGCCAGTGGGGTCTGGCAAGTCTTTTGCGTGTGCTGCTGAGGTTATGTTGAGAGCGGTCAAACAGCCTGTGTCTCCCAAGGATGGGGTCAGATATTCCCGTTTTGTTGTAGTGCGGAACTCATACCCTGAGTTGCGGACAACTACAATTAAGACATGGCTTGAACTATTTCCGGAAAGTGTCTTTGGGCCAATGCGTTGGTCACCGCCCATCACTCATCACATTAAGTTGCCAGCCCGTGGAGATGCGGCTGGAATTGACTGTGAGGTGATATTTCTGGCACTTGACCAGCCCAAGGATATCCGAAAGTTGCTTAGTCTTGAACTCACGGGGGGATGGTGCAATGAGGCGAGAGAGTTGCCTTTGGCCGTTATCCAAGGACTGACCCATCGTGTGGGCCGTTATCCTACCAAGGCGCATGGCGGTTGTCCGTGGCGTGGCATCTGGGCTGACAGTAACCCTATGGCAGATGACCACTGGTGGTTTCGGTTAGCAGAGAAAGAGCCAGTGCGTGGCAAGTTTCGCTGGAACTTCTACAAGCAACCCCCTGGCATGGTTGAGGCCACGCCAGAGGATACGGATGCCGCTATGGGTGCAGGGCGTTGGTGGAAGGACAACAAAAGGGCTGAGAACATCAAGAACTTGCCTGATGGATACTATCAGCAACAGATTGGTGACAAAGACCTTGACTGGATACAGTGTTACGTTGGCGGCAAATATGTCTATGTGAAGGAAGGCAAACCCGTCTGGCATGAATATGATGACACTATCATGGTCGATGAGCATCTTGAGCCAGACCCTTCCCTGCCCCTTCATGTCGGACTGGACTTTGGCTTGACCCCTGCGGCTGTCTTTGGTCAGCGTTATCCGTCAGGCAAATGGCACATCCTCGATGAGATTGTGACAGAGGACATGGGGCTGGAGCGGTTTGGCCAGATGCTTTTGTATCAGTTGAATATGCGTTTTCCTAGCTATGAGGTCAAAGTCTGGGGTGACCCTGCCGGCATGAAGCGTGATGAAATCTTTGAGGTCACTGCCTTTGACCATCTGAGAACGATTGGATTGCAAGCCCAGCCAACAGCCTCAAACGATTTCCAAGTAAGGCGTGAGGCTGGAGCAGCCCCAATGTTGAGGCTTGTGGACGGTAAGCCAGGACTGAGGGTCAACGCCAAATGCAATCAAATCCGCAAGGCGTTGTCTGGCGGCTATCATTTCAAAAGGGTTGGCATATCTGGCGGCAATGACCGTTTCCGTGATGCGCCAAACAAGAATGACAGTTCTCACGTTGGGGATGCGTTTGGTTATCTTTTGCTTGGGGCTGGTGAACATAGACGCATCACACGGGGCAACCGACAGCAAACCATAAGCAAGCCAATGGTTGCCAAGACGGATTTCAATATATGGTGACGGCACGAGACATTGAGGAATGGTGTGGTCATAGGACTGTTGACTTTCACTATGGCCACATTGCCTTGATGGATTTGAAGGAGAGTGCTGATGAAATACGGTCATCCATCCCAAACTATCTCCAATATATGAAGAACCACACTGAAGGGACACCAGCCTTCACTGTTCTTGTAAAGGGCAAACCTGTTCTGTCTTTTGGCATTTATCCAATATGGGAAGGCTTGGCAGAGGGGTGGATGATACCAAGCAATCTTATTAATCGCAACGCAGTAGCAACTGTAAAGGGTGCGAGAAATATTTTCTACCATGCTGGTACTGCAATGGGATTAAGGAGATTGCAGTTCCTTGTTCGTTCTACAAACCTTCCAGCGTGTCGATTTGCAGAGGTGTTGTATTTTGAGAGAGAAGCAACTCTCAGGTGTTATGGGCCAGAGGGTGATGATTATCACGTTTATGCGAGGTTATACTGATGGGCGGCATTTTCTCCAAACCAAAAATCCCTGACACATCTGCACAGATGAAGGCGCAAGCTGAAGCTATGGCAAAACAGTCTGCTCTCTTGGACAAGCAAGAAGCAAGGCTTGATGCTCAAGAGATGTCAGCCCAACGCAGGGCGCAAGCGTCTTCAATGGCAAGGCGCAGAGGTCGTGGCGGTTATCGTCTCCTCTTATCTTCTGGTCGTGGCAATGCGGCAGCAGGGATAGCCAAAGGCTCAGGGACAACTCTTGGTGCGTAAGTTCAAGAAAGTCCCAAAGGACAAGAAGTCTGGCGTCCCTAAGAAATACATCTCTGGGTCTAAGAATCCTGACGCCAGGCGCAGGGAAATCCTCAACACCAGGCGGCTATACAAAGCTGGCAAACTAACGCCAGCAATGATGGACAGGATATCAAAGGAGAGAAGCCGTGCCTAGTTTCAAAGGTATTCCTGGGGCTGGCAAATTTAGCCAAGCCAAACTCATGCAAGTTTATCGCAGAGGGCTTGGGGCATACTACTCAAGTGGCTCTAGGCCAAAGGTATCAGCTAACGCTTGGGCAATGGGCAGGGTCAAAAGTTTCGTCAGTGGGCGTGGCGGTGCAAGAAAGGCTGATGCTGACCTGCTGAAAGGCGGCAAGAACAAGTGACACTGAAGCGACACCAGAACCCAAAGGGCGGTCTCAATGCGGCTGGTCGAGCGCACTTCAAACGGACTGAAGGGGCTAACCTGCGTCCCCCTGTCAGACGGGGAGACAACCCAAGACGGGCATCCTTTCTCGCCAGAATGGCTGGCAACAGTGGGCCTGAGAGAGATGCGAAAGGAAACCCCACCCGTTTGCTTCTAAGCCTTCAAGAATGGGGAGCATCCAGCAAAGCAGATGCCAGAAAGAAGGCGGCTGCCATCAGTAAGAGATTGAAGAACAAGAAGGAGAGAGCGTGATGGCAATGAGGCTTGAACCCAAGGAGATTGTCAAACGGGCTGACAAAGCGGATGACCGCAAGGAGCAATGGCGCACAATCTATGAGGAGTGCTATGAGTTTGCACTCCCACAACGAAACCTTTTCTCTGGCTACTATGAAGGCAAAACCCCAGGCCAGAACAAGATGGTTGGGGTCTTTGATGCCACTGCCATCAACTCAACACAGAGATTTGCCAACCGTATCCAGCAAGCCTTGTTCCCACCCTACCGGAACTGGTGTCGGCTTGTGGCTGGCAATGATGTCCCTGATGAACGCAAGGATGAGATTGCTGGTGCGTTGGACATATACACAGAGAAAATGTTTGATGTCATCCGTCAGACTAACTTTGACCTCGCCATGTCTGAGTTCCTTTTGGACTTGTGTGTTGGCACTGCTGTCATGTTGGTTCAGCCAGGAGACGATGAAGTTCCTGTCAGGTTCACATCTGTCCCACAGTATCTTGTGAGCCTTGAAGAAGGGCCGTATAGCACAATTGATAATGTTTACCGCAAGATGCGGATGAGAGTTGATGTGATACAGCGACAGTGGCCAGATAGCAAGTTGCCTGATGTTATCCAGCGCATGATTGAGAACAAGCCTGATGAGGAAGTTGAACTCCTTGAGGCCACGGTCTGGAGCAATGAGTTAAATGAATATTGCTATCATGTGGTTTTCAGACAAAAGCGTGAAGGCTCAAAGGCAGAAGAAGCGCATGAGTTGGTCTATCGCACCATGTCTGTCAGCCCGTGGATTGTTGCCAGATATATGAAAGTGGCAGGTGAAGTCTATGGTCGTGGCCCTCTGGTCACCGCCCTGCCCGATATTAAGACCCTCAACAAAGTCAAGGAACTTGTATTGAAAAACGCCAGTATTGCGGTTGCTGGCGTTTACACTGCCGCAGACGATGGTGTTCTAAATCCCCAAAACATCACCATTGCCCCAGGAGCAATCATTCCTGTGGCTCGTAATGGCGGCCCTGCTGGCGAAAGTTTAAAGCCACTCAGGTCTGCGGCAGACTTCAACGTGGGGCAGTTGGTCATCAATGATTTGGTGATGGGCATCAAGAAGATGCTCCTCGATGACACACTGCCAATGGACACACAGTCTGCACGGACGGCTCTGGAAATCTCAGCCCGTCTGTCTGAACTCTCATCTCAGATGGGTGCGGCCTATGGCAGACTAGTCACAGAGTGCATGATGCCTCTAGTCAACCGCATCCTCTATGTCATGGATGAAAAGAACCTGATTGATATGCCGTTCAAAGTGGACGGTCAGGTCATCAAGGCTGTGCCAATCTCACCACTGGCTCAGGGTCAGGCGATGGATGAACTCAAGAATGTTCTGGAGTTTGCCCAGATTGCTCAGGCTGTCGGCCCTGCTGGTCAGGTGGCAATCAACCAAGAGCGGATGCTGGATTACATCGTGGACAAGATGGCTGTCCCACGGGACATCATCAACACAGAACAAGAACGTCAGCAAGTCATGGCTGAAATGCAACAGATGATGGCGATGGCACAAGGCCAGCAGCCACAAGAGGAAACCCCAGATGGATGATGTATTTGGTGAACTTAAAACTCAAGTTGTCACAACAAAGCGTGATGACTTGGACAAAGCCTTTGTGCGGTGTTTCTCCACAGAGGCAGGGCAGACCGTCCTTGAGTATCTGAGGAACATGACCATTGAACAGCCAACATGGTATCCAGGCGAGGAAGCCTCACACGGTTTTGCCCGTGAGGGACAGAACTCTCTGGTGCGCCATATTGAAAGCAAGATTGAGAAAGGCAGAACTTTATGAACGATGAAGCACTGGCCGTGAGCGAAAACTCAGAAGCGACTGAGCCGCAGAGCGACAACCAAGCGGAAGCGAAACAGGAAACTCTTTTAAATCCAACCATTGAGGCACAAGATGACACGCCACTTGAAGACAGTGCCGTGCCTCATACTGAGCAGCCAGAAGGTGAAGATGAGGACATTGACTGGGGTGAGAAGCCTGACTGGATACCGTCAAAGTTTTGGTCTGACACTGATGGCCCAGATGTTGAAGGTGTCTTTAAGTCCTATAGTGAAATTGAAGCTAAGATGTCACAAGGTATGCACAAAGCCCCCAAAGATGGCCAATATGCAATGGATGTGATGTCTGAGGCTGGAGTTGAGGAAGGCGATGAAATGGTAAGTGGTTTTGTCGAACTTGCCAAAAAGCATGGCATTTCTCAGGATGCCTTCAATGAGATTGCGTCTCTATATTTCAATTCAGTAGGCGAGATGAATGACAAGATTGAAACCACCATCGCTGAGGAGAAAGCCAAACTAGGACGAAACGCAGACAAGCTGATTGCTGAGACAGACCGTTGGTTGACTAAGATGGGGTCATCTGGGGTCATCAGTAAGGATGAAATGGAAGCAATTGCTAATGCGTCCACCAACGCTAGTTTCATCTCTGGCATCAATAAAATCCGTCAGTCCTATAATGAGATGCCAATCCCATCCATTGACACTCAAGAAGGTGTCGCAATGACACGGCAAGACTTAGATGATTTGGTGGCTGACCCACGCTATGGAACTGACAAAGCCTTCACAAGAGGTGTTGAGCAGAAGTTTATGCAGTTCTTTGGGGAAGCCTAGCACTTCTCTCCAATAGCCAAATGATAGGGTTGTCAGTTGTAGGAGTATGCGTTCTGCGTTATATTCAGACCAACTGACAACCTTTTTTCATGAAGGCCAGTTCTCGCTTTCACGGCCCTTATCGGACAACCGTTGCGATGTTTGTTTCTGAAACCTTTGAATAAGGAGTGACGCAATGAGCGTAAATATCTCAACTGCATTTGTCACACTATTCGACAGCGAGGTGAAGCAGGCTTATCAGGGTCAACGACTTCTGGCAGGTGTCACCCGTGAGCGGACTGGTGTGCAAGGCAACACTGTTAAGTTCCCCAAGATTGGGAAAGGCAGTGCAACAATTCGTGTTCCACAGACTGACGTTGTTCCACTCAACGTGACCTATTCACAAGTCACAGCGACAATGGAAGATTTCATCGCTGCCGAATACTCAGACATTTTTGACCAAACTCATGTCAATTTCTCAGAGAGACAAGAACTTGTGCAAGTTGTCTCCGGTGCGATTGCAAGACGTATGGATCAGGTTGTCCTTGATGCCCTGACTGCGGCATCTGGCACAAACACTGTGGCCAACTCTGTTGGTGGTTCAAACACCAACCTCAACGTGGCAAAACTTAGAGCAACAAAGAAGGCACTGGACGCAAAGAATGTCCCTGCTGATGGCCGTTGCTTTATTATTCATGCCAATTCGTTGGACAGTTTGTTGTCTGAAACTTCAGTGACTTCAAGTGATTTCAACTCAGTCAAGGCTCTGGTTACTGGTGATGTGGACACCTTCCTTGGTTTTCAGTTCATCACAATGGGTGACCGTGATGAGGGTGGTTTGGCCATAGATGGTTCAAATGACCGCATCTGTTTTGCGTTCCACAAGGATGCAATGGGCCTTGGTATTTCCATGAACCAGACAAGTCGTGTGGATTACATTGCGGAAAAGACATCGTTCTTGGTCGCTTCAATGTTCTCTGCTGGCTCTGTGGCTATTGATGCTGACGGCATCGTCAAAGTCACTTGCCGTGAATCGTAAGAAAGGAGACTGACTGATGGCATATTCTGAAAAAAATCTCCAGCCCATCGGGGGTCAGGCCAAGGCTGGCACTGCTCCTCAGATGTGGTCTTACACTGCGCCAGGGACAGATGCGATAGCTGACATCAATACTGAAGGCTATTTCAACAGTGCTGCTGACGTTCTGAAAGTTGGTGACCTGATTTATGTCTGGGACAGTTCGGTTCCAACAGGAACTCTGGTCATTGTCTTGTCAAACACTGGCACAGTTGTTGACGTATCTGACGGCACGGCTGTGGCGGTCGCTGACGCAGACTAAACATTCCTCCCTGTGGACGGCTGGGTGGCTGGCCGTCTGCCATTGCATAAAGGAGAGGCGGCATGGCTTCTGGTGATACCAAACTATCTATTTGCTCAGATGCGTTAATATTGCTTGGGGCAAAGCCCCTCTCCTCTTTTTCTGAAGGCACGGACGCTGCTCAAATATGTGACCGCCTTTATGATGACCTAAGAGACAGCACCCTTGGGATGCACCCTTGGACTTTTTCTTTTAAGAAAACTCAACTGGCGAGAACCATCAACACGCCAGTCAATGAGTATCAATTTGAATATCAGTTGCCTGGTGACCGCCTTAACAATGTAAGAGCGGTGTTCACATCTGGGTCAGTTGGCGCAAAGCCCATCCAATATGGTTGGGAAATCCTTGGTGATAAACTCATCAGCAGTGAGACCAGCATCTTCATTGATTACCAGTTCCCTACGCCAGAGAGTGAGATGCCAACCTATTTTGTCCAATTGATGAAATATATGATGGCGTTCAACATCGCTGAGACGGTCACTGACCAAATCACCAAAGCAGACTATTTCCGCAACATTGCAGTCGGCTCACCTTCTGAGAATATGAGAGGGGGCTTTTTCCGTGTGGCAACATCAATCGACAGCCAGAGCCGTCAGACTGAGGCCATTGCGGACTATAGCCTGATTGCGGTGCGTGGATGAGCCGCATTGTTCAAATCCAAACAAATTTTTCTGTTGGTGAAATTGACCCACTACTGAGAGCAAGGATTGACCTCAAGCAGTATTTCTCAGCCCTTGAGACTGCTGAGAACGTCATCATTCAGCCGCAAGGTGGGGTGAAGCGTAGAGAGGGCATGAGGTACGCTACCACTCTTGATAACGGAGCAGCTAACGGTGTCAGGCTTATTCCGTTTGAGTTTAACTCTGATGACAGTTATATGTTCGCCATTACTCCTGGCAAACTGTATGTGTTCCGTGACAAGGTACTTGTGACCAACATCAACGGGTCAGGCAATGACTTTCTTGCCATTCCAGAAATCACTGCCTCAATGTTATCTGAGTTGCGGTTTGCTCAGTCAGCAGACACTATCATCTTTGTTTATGAAGACCTTGAACCACTCAAACTGGTGCGTGGCGCAACTAACTCTGACTGGACAAAATCAACAATAACATTCACAGAAATACCAAAACACGCTTTTACTATTGCAACCAGCAACCCTGCCGCCAACATCACGCCTGATGCTACAACAGGAAACATAAAAATTACTGCGGCATCTGGGGTGTTTGCCTCATCGAATGAGGGTCAATATATTAATGTTCTCAGCACTTTTGGCCGTTTACGGATTGTTGAGTTTGTTTCTTCTACTGTCCTTAGATGTGTTGCGGAAGTCCCACTGTTCTCAACTGATGCTATAAACTCTGGTGATTGGGAACTGGAGACAGGCTATGAAAATGCTTGGTCAAATACTAGAGGCTGGCCAAAGGCTGTCACGTTTCATGAGGGTCGCCTTTGGATGGCTGGCTCAAGGTCGTTGCCCTCAACTGTGTGGGCATCAAGGGTCAATGAGTTTTTTAACTTTGACAAAGGCGAAGGCTTGGATGATGCAGGGCTTGAGGCGACAATCTCAACCTCTACGCTCAACAGCATCACAGATATTTTCTCTGGTCGTGACCTGCAAATCTTTACAACTGGCGGTGAGTTCTACATTCCACAGGCTAACCTTGAGCCAATCACGCCAACCAACTTTATTGTAAAGATTGCCACACGCAATGGCTCAAAGGCTGATGTTCCGATTGTAGGTGTGGATAGTGGCACTTTGTTCATCCAGCGCAAGGGCAAGTCTCTCAATGAACTGGCCTTCACCGATACGGAACTGGCCTACAACACCAGCACCGTTTCTCTGCTATCTGGGCATCTGTTCAAGACCCCGAAAGATATGGCCATCAGGAGAGCAACATCAACGGACGAAAGTGACCGCTTGATGATTGTGAACGGAGATGACGGGAGCATGATTGTGTTCTCACTTTTGCGTTCTCAAGAGGTTACTGCTCCAGCTAAATTCACAACAAACGGTCAGTTCCTTGCTGTGGGCGTGGACATTGACACTATCTATGCGGTGGTTAAACGCACGGTGAACAACGTGGCTCAGTATTTTGTGGAGTATTTTGACAGCACTCTCCACCTTGACAGTGCCATCCAAGCCAGTGGCGTTGCCAGTACTGCTACCGTTTCGCATCTAAACACTGAGACAGTTTCGGTCATTCTCGATGGCATCATTCAGCCTAATGAGACTGTTTCCACCAATACAGTTACCTTTGACCGTGCAAGTGCCACTGATTTTGAAGTTGGTCTCAACTACACAGTCACGGTGAAGACCATGCCTGTTGAGCCGCAAATCCAGTCAGGCTCTCTGCGTGGTTTCAAAAAGCGCATCCTTGAAGTCAACGCTGAACTCTTTGAAACACAGGCTCTCACTGTAAATGGTGAGCAAGTTGCTTTTCGTCAGTTTGGAGAGAACAACTTGGACACGGCTGTCACACAGTTCACAGGCATCAAGACGGTTGGCCCTCTGCTTGGCTTTGACAAAGAGGGTCAGATAACACTCACTCAGAGCGTTCCACTAAATATGACGGTGCTGGCTCTGGATTACAAAGTATCGGTGGGACAATAACATGGAAGCAATCGGCCCAATAGCCTCAATTACGTCTGGCTTTCTGCAAATGGGAATGGGCAAAGCCCAACAGCAAGTCTACAATATGCAAGCCAAACAAGCAGAGATGCAAGCAAAGTCTGCGGTTCTTGGCCAACGTGCTGAGGCTCTAAACTATAAACGACAAGGCGTTGAGGTTCTTGAGAAGGCTATTGAGAACTTAGCAACAATCAATGCCCGTGCAGCCGCAAATGTAGTTGACCCATTCTCTGGCTCTATTGCCAACCTTTCCACCTATAACTTTGGCAAAGGGGTGACAGACTTTTTTACATCAAAAGAAAACCAAGAGATGAGCAGACTTCAAGGAAACATCCTTGAGGCGGCAGGGGCAATCCAGTCTGCTCAGTATATTAGCGCAGGGAATATGGCAAAGCGTCAGGGACAAATAGCAATGATTAGTTCTTTTGCGTCTGCTGGGGGTCAGGCTCAACAGGCTGGAATGTTTGACCCTGGCTTCAAGTTTACAAATCCGTTTGGGTGATAGGGGTGTTTGATGAGCGATTTATTTGAGAGATTGTCAAACAGGCCCGTGAACACTGCCCGTCCTGGGGGTGTGCCATCCATTGACTTTGCCGCAGGGCGTGAAGCCGTAAGAACATCTGAGGCAATGGCTAGAGCGTTTGACCGTCTGTCTAGTTTTGCTTTTAAAAAAACCAGTGAGGCAAATCAACTGAGAGCATCAGAAGCGGCAACGGCTGACCCATCAGGGACGCTCAAGGCGTTACAAGGGCAAAGTCGCAGTTCATTTTCTGACCCTCAAAAGGTTGCCTACAATACTGCAATTAAGGTTCTTAGTTCTGAGATTGAAGTCAAGGCGAGAAAGGCATTTGGTGAATTGGCTCTTGCGGCAGAGCAAAGTCAGGTTTCTCCAACAGAGTTCCAAACACAACTAGACACTGCTGTTGTTGGCTTTGCCGATTCCATGAAGATGTTATCACCAGAGGCAACATCAGATTTACAACTGCGCCTCGACACCCTCAAAGATAGTTATTTTCTCAACCACTCTAAGGATTACATCAAACGTCAGAGGCAAGAAGACAGAGCCACTGGACTGACTGGCCTCACGCAAATCACTCTGGGAATTGAGGATATGGCACGGGCTGGCCTTGCTGACTTTGATGCCAGACTGGATGAGGAGATTGCGAACTTAGGTTTTTACCTTGAGCATCATCAATATAGTCCAGAGGAGATTGCTACTCAACAAGAGGCCACTAGAGAATTGGCTCACAAAGCTAGGCTGCGTGGTGAGTTTGAAGACCTTGAGACATCTGCGGAAAGAGCAGAGTTTGTCAGCAAACTAGAAAAAGACATCAGCAGTGGTGGCCAGTTAAGTCGGGGCCTTGAGGATACAACACTGAAATCCTTGATGTCTGAGTTCAACACTATCATCAAAGCAGATGCCAAGGCACTGAACGGCTTGGTGACAGACCTGTCATCTAGGGTCAGTGAAAGCGTCACATCTGTTGTGAACAAAGGCGCAGTTCCAGAGGCAGGTGTCCTAACAGGGCTTGCGGCTGAAGCAAACATCTTGGCCAAGTCTGGTGCTGATGTAAGTGAGATTATGGCCACACTGCAAAGTGCGGCATCTGACGCTGACTATATACGTTCACTCAACACAATGGACATCAATGAACTCAAGTCTGAGAGAACTAAACTGCGTGGTGAAAGAGACACAGGCGCAACCCCAAGTGAATTGCTAAGGCTCAAGGCTGTCAACACTCGCTTTGGCGAACTTAGCACAATCATCAATGAACAAGAGGCTGTTTTCAAAGACGTTGCCAGCAAAGCAAATAAGGCAATTGGTGAACTAGAAACTATTGTCAATGATATGAGACCGCTACCTGATGGAGCGTTTGACTCGATTGATGAGGCTATCACTGCTTTGGAAGGTGCTGAGTTTGATGGAGCAGCAGAACTCAGAGCAGAACTTATAACAGTCAAAAGCCGTGCTGGATTTTATCAAGAAATTATTGAGGCCAGCCCTCAAAACCTTGAGCAACTCAAAGGCGCAATGCTTGAAAAGATTGGGGCAGAAGGAGCAACACCTGAGAGCAACAAGCGTTTGAACGCTATTGAAAGCCGTCTCAGTGCAATGTCATCTGCTCTTTCAACAGACCCTTTGGCTTGGGGGCAAGAGACAGGACAGGTCACCAGAAGCAATCTTATTTTAGATGTGTTGATTATTGGTGCGCCAGCAAGGGCAGAAGGCCGGCCTATCAACGCTGAGGAAAAAGCAAGAATTACTCAGGTGTATAACACTAGAAGAACTGAGGCAGTTGCTTTTGCCAGAAAAATGGGCGTTGAGCCGGTGTTCCTTACAGATGCAGAGGCGACATCTCTTGCCACTACATTGAACACTGGTGATGTAGACACTCAACTTGGCATCCTCAGTGAAATCAACACAGGCTTTGGTGTTTACTCTCGCAATGTTCTTCAGACGCTTTCTAAAGATGCGCCAGAACTTGCACACATTGGCGGTCTGCTCAACGCAGGGGCAAGTCAAAAGACTGTGACTGATGCGCTAAGTGGTCTGGCTCTTATGAAAGAGGGCTTGGCTCTTGAACCATCTGGCGCAAGCAGAGACCAGAAAGACCTCGTTATGCGTGAGGTTGGTTCAATGGCCTCAATGCCAAAGACTTTCTCAGGTTTGATTGCAACTGCTGATGCTATCTATGCCGCACGGGCTGGGTCTTCTGAAAAAGCCAGACAGATATTCGATAACGATTTATATAAAAAAGCATTGCAAGAGGCGGCTGGTGGCCTAGTCGGGGCTGACGGCAACACCTATGGCGGTATCGTAAAGTTTGAGGGCAACGCAATCATCATCCCGTCAAGCATCAAGCAAGATGATTTTGATGACCTGATTGAAGACGCAACAGTTGAGATGTTTACGGCTGCGGCAGGTGGGTCTCTGCCATTGGCAGACAATGGTGAGGTCATAGGGCATGAGCGTCTGCTAAACGGCATCAGGTTGACTAGCGTTCAAGATGGCAAGGTTGAGGTTCAATTGTTTGAGGGCGGTGTCCTGACTGCGCCAAAGAATATGAATGGCCAGACATACACACTTGACCTTAACATACTTGCAAGGTTGGCAAACTGATGTCTTTTTTCTTTGACAGCTACAACCCGAATGCCGCAATGGGAACGCCTGTCACCGCAGAGGGTGGCGATGTTGCAGGGTTTGATGAAACCTATGATGCAATGCGAGAGTTGGTCAGGGCCACAGAAAGCACGGCCTCTGAAGTCAACCTGATGGGCGACATCTTTGCACCTATCCTTGAGACAATAGAGGAACGCAGTGGTCAGAAACTAAAGAACCCTGGGGATTATCCTGATGTTATGAGTGCAAGCCAAGGGCATTGGAAACGGATTAGAGACGGTTATGCTAATCAAATCTTTGAGCATATCAGGGCGAATGAAAGCCTCTATCCAGAATATGCCGGCATCAATGCAGAGGAAATCAACACACAAACCCGTGCCAAGGCTGTGGAAATCTACAATGAGCAGAACAAAATCCTCAACCGCTCAGGTGGTGCTGGTGGATTTTTTGGCAAATTATCTGGTGGTTTTGTGGGTGCTATTGAAGACCCAGCCTTTATTGACACAATGATGATTGGCGGCCCTTTGGCGGCTGGCGGCAAAACACTTGTGTCACAAGTAGTTGCAAACACATTGGTTGGGATGGGGACAGAGGCTTTGCTCCAGACATCCGTGGCTGAATGGTATAATGAACTAGGGCTTGAATATACACCTGAGCAGTTTCTAATGGCAGTTGGCACATCTGGCGTGTTTAGTGCTGGACTGCCAGTAGCCTTCAGAGGTGTGGCAAAGGGTGTTAGTCTTACTAACAAACAACTTAGGTCAGCAATCTCAGCATTTCGGAAAGACGGCCACATCTCTCCCAAAACTGCTGACCTGTTGGAAGACACCCTCGATGATGCTGAGATGGTTGCTGAGATGCCTGACGGCATGACTGACATGGCAGAACACACAGCCCGTGTGGAGCAAGCAACAGCAGATGTGATGGTGGGCAAACCGCCAGAGGTTGAGATTGAGGCAAACGCCCCTCGCCCCAAGGTTGAGGATGTAGAGTTTACAGACGCAGACATTGATGCAGTTATTAAAACCTATGATGACATTGGTGATGATGAGGTCATCACGCTGGACATTGACGGGGCTGAGGACACTGTAAGGACAGGCAAGCAACTCAAAGAGGAAGCCGCTCAAGAGACTGGGATGCTTGATAGATTGAGAGGGTGTGTCATTAGATGAGTTTCCGTGAGTGCATTATCAACGGCCACAAAGAGGGCAAGCTGACTGACAAGCAGAAAGACACCATGCTTTCGACCTATGATGACCTTGTTGAGCAAAACAGCAAGAAGATGAGCAAGGCTGAGGCTGAGAAGGCAGCGTCACAAGGCACGTTTGATGCGGCTGAGTATGAGGTCAAGCAACGCAAAAGACGGGTTGTTCTTCAACGTGCGGCCCAAGCTAGGAGTTTGAACTTAGCTAATACAGCCAGCAAGAAGCGTGTCTCTGACGGCATAACTTATGTCCTTGAGCGTGATGGTAGTTCCAAGGGCATCTCTGGCAGTGTTGAGGCAAGGCGCAAAAACTATCTGGCTTTGGCTCATGCAAAGATTGACAACATCTTGGCTGACTTGAAAAAGACCTCTGTGTTGGGGCGCACGACCAGCAGAGTAAAGACTAATAGCAAAGACATGGTGCGTGAAATCTTTGGCACATCAACAGAAAATGCGGCAGCAAGAGAGATGGCCAAGGCTTGGAAGTCTGCCTCTGACTTTTTGCGCCAGTCCTTTAACCGTGCTGGTGGTGACATCAAGAACAGACAAGATTGGGGTCTGCCTCAAACCCATGACCGTGAACAGATTGCCAAAGCCACGATGGATGAGTGGATTGATTTCATCAAAGACAGGCTCGATTGGGACAAGATGTTCAATGAGAAGACGGGCCAAAAGTTTCGTGACAGTGAGCATCGCCAAGTTTTAGAGGAAGTCTATGAGACTATTATCACAGATGGAGCAAACAAAATTAGTGCAACAGCAACAATGAACCAAGGGCGTTCTCTTGCTAGGAGACGGCAAGACAGTCGCTTTCTTGTCTTTAAGGATGCTGACAGTTGGATGGCATACAATGACAAGTTTGGCTCAGGTGATGTGTTTGAGACAATGATGAGCCACATTGAGGGCATGGCCAAAGACATTTCTCTGATGGAAGTCCTTGGCCCTAACCCCAACTCAACTGTCTCCTATCTCAAGACACAACTGAGAGCAGAGGCTCAACGGTTGGACAAAAACTTAACTGGCAAAAGCCGCAAGAATGTTGACGGCATTGAGACTGATTTTAAAAAGTTTGATGATATGTATGGCATCCTAACAGGGACAGCCCTGTCTCCTGTCAATAAGAAGATGGCCAGAGGGTTTGCTGGTTTAGGTGAGTTGCTCAGTGCGGCACAACTTGGGTCAACAGCAATCTTGGCTCTGTTCACAGATACAGCCACCGCAAGGTTTCAAACTAAAATTATTGGGATGCCGCAGACCAAGTATGTTGCCAAGTCTCTTGTCAGTATGATGAGAAGCAAGAACACCAAACAACAATACATCCGCTCTGGCCTGATTGCTGAGAACTGGTCATCTGTTGCTTATGGTCAGACAAGATATATTGGTGACTTGCTTGGGCCAGAACTAACACAACGCATCACCAATGCGGCAATGAACCTGTCTCTCCTCAGTCCGTGGACACAATCTTCACGCTGGACTTTTGGCATGGAGTTGATGGGCTTTGTGGCAGATAACCTTGGCAAACGTATGGATGAGCTGCCAGAGGGTTTGCAACGGACGTTCCGCAAATATGACATCACTCAAGAGGACTTGGACGTCATGAACAGTGTCGGGGCTTTTGAGGAGCGTGGCGCAAAGTTTATGAGACCGGATGAGTTGCTTGAGGCTAATAGAAAGACTGCGTTTAAATATCTGGAGATGATACAGTTTGAAACAGACCTTGCTGTTCCTGTTGCGTCTGTTCGGGCGCAAGCCACACTCCAAGGCGGTACACGCCCAGGAACAATCATAGGGTCGCTGTCACGTTCTGTGGCTCAATACAAAAGTTTTCCCATAACTTTCATGCTCAACAACTTGCGGCAGATGAGCAACCTTGATGCAAGCAAACTGAACAAAGGACTGTTGGCAACAGAGTTAATGTTGACAGCAACATTGATGGCAGGTGTGTCAATCCAGTTGCGTGAGATAACCAAAGGCCGTGACCCCATTCCTCTTGTAAAGCCAGACGGCTCAATAAACTTGGCTTTCATTGGTTCTGCTTTCCTTGCGTCAGGGGGGCTTGGCATCTTTGGTGACTTCCTGTTTTCAGAGAGCAACAGATTTGGTGGCGGCTTTGAGGAGACGCTTGCAGGGCCACGGGCTGGATTTGCTGGTGATGTGTTAGACCTTACAGTGGGCAACGTCACTGACGCTATCAGTGGCAAAGAGACAAATGCCTTGAGAGAAGGCGTGGAGTTCCTTGGACGCTATACTCCTGGACTTTCTACTTGGTATCTGAGGCTAGGCATAGAGCGTCTCGTCTATGACAATCTCAGACGCTTGGCAGACCCAAAGGCTGAGAGACGGTTTGCTCGTCTTCAGAGGAGAGCCATGAGAGACTACGGACAAGAGTATTGGTGGCGACCAGGTGAGAACTTGCCAGACCGCTCCCCTAACCTTCAAGGCGTTATGGGACAATGAGTTGCATGGAAAAAAATTTGATTTTGTGTTACAAATG